TCGCCATTGCGGACAATCTTTAGGTCATACTTCCTTGGGTCGCCCCAATCCTCATCCTTCGCAAGCGTCACAATCTCGGTGCGCAACTTCGCCTGAGTAAGCTCCAATACCTGGAGGCACTCCTCATCATAGTTCCATACGAGCAATGCAAAGAACTGCTTCGGGTTCTCCGCAAACTTGCGCGGAGCTTCCTCTCCTACCTTCCAACGGTAAGGCTTGCGTTTACCTTCCTCATCCTCGCCCCATCCAAGCATACCCTGGATGTTGGTGCCGTCCTCGAAAGAACCTACTATGCGAAACTGATTCGCACCTTGCGTTAATTTCATGTACTTACCGCCTCCGCTCGTAGAGCTTTGCGGAACATCTGTATATCCGTCTAGGAATGCCATAGTATATTTTTGTATTTATTTCGTATTTTTATTATTATATGTTGACACAAGTGTTTTTTGTGCTTTTGTGTAGTCCATTATGGGACGACAAAATCTATCACAGCCAATATCACTTCGCGTATCCCCAAAGGTTCGCGAAAAAGTTAAGAAGATCTCTGACGACACAGGTCTACTTCAAGCGCAGGTCTTCGATACTATACTGCAAGCCGGTTGTATGGCGCTTGATGAGATTGCAGATGAGGATATAACTTTCCCTCTGCCTCTCCGCTTCGAGCTAAAGAAGAAAAAGAAGTAAGCTCTGCGATTAAGGTATCAATTGGTACCTTTACGGGTGCTTCCGCAGTCACCGTAACATTCCCGTCTCCATCAGTTTCTAGCCTGAGTCCGTCCATAGTTGATGTAATTTTTGTACTTTTTGTAGTCATCTGTAGTAATTTTTGTATGATTTTTTGTATGGTTTTTCGGGCAAGAAAAAGAAGGGGTTAGAAGCTCCGTGCTAACTGCGGCATACCAACATATACCTTCGCAGTCATCTCCACGCTCGAATGTCCGAGCGCTCGTTGAGCTATAAATGCGTTATTGCCATTGTCTCGCATCACGCGATGACCGCAATATTTACGCAAGCGGTGAACAGGACGATCATCCGTAATCCCGCACCTTCGGCGCAGGAATCCAGGGAACTCGCGGGTAATGCGATCCTCTTGGCACGGAACTATTAAAGCATCGTCCGATGTTTTAAAGGAAAGGACCTCGTCCCACCACGCCGGATCGCAAGGACGATCCTGAAAGTCGCCACCACTCTTAGGGGCGTGGATGCGGATAAGTTTGTTTCCATCAAAGTCCTCATGCAAGTCGCCAAACTTAGCGCGTTGGATTTCGCTACTGCGTAGACCAAGACCGTACGCTAATGCGTACACTAGATACATGTCCTGATCATCCTGCTTAAGCTTCTCGCATTGAGAAGTGATATTTCGCAACTCTTTGCGGTCAGGGTTAAACGGCGTAATCTCCACGCCTGTTAATGAAAGGGCGATCCAATTCGCGAACCAACTGCAATCGATTCCTAACTGCCTGTATCGCTGAATCCATCCTTTCGCGAAGATCGAGCGTGCCTGGCGCATCTCATTGCATCCACGGCGTGTGACCCAATCCTCGCATATCGGGATTTCGTTATGCTTCTTTCCAAACTGACGGATATCGTGCTTCTCAATATCAATACCGTAATGCGTCAGTATCTGCTCCATCCGAAGCACATTATTGCGCTTCGTCTTGGGATTAGCCTGACGCTTTGCGACAAGCTTTTGCGTTTGATAAATGTTGAACAGTTCGTGAATGGGCAAGAAATCACGAGATTCAACGCGAGTGAATCCGGGAGTTTCCATAGGGTAGGCTGACATGCCTATCGTGCTATTCGGCGTTTGTAAAGTATACATTTTAAGAAGCGTTTTTTAATTGTTGTTTTATCGTGAATTATCACGCTTCTCAGTACCAATGCTACTTGGTACCGGGCCGGGGACTCGAACCCCGAACCAATTGATTAAGAGTAAGGGGGCGGAAAACTTTCAATCAATATTCAGAAAACTTTCAGTCACCTGCTCTCGATCTCTCGGTAAGCGTGGATGTATCAAAAACACTTAAGACAAATAAAGTCAACCCCTAAAATCAAATAAAGCACTTTTTCCCAAAAAAAAGAGACATTGCTCATTACGAAACAATGCCTCTAAAAGATATATATGCTGTAAGGTTAGTCGCTGTTTAGCGGTTTGTCAATCCTGCAATAATCCTGCCTGTAGTAAATAGGCGTTAATCCTAGTATCTAACTGCTTTTGTGGCTTTGGTCTTTTTTGTAAAAGGTATGCCATAAACTTAGGATCTTGTATTGCTTTTGTTAGTACGCCTTGAACCTTTAATGCAGGTACTTTCTCAAGCATTTTCTGCATAGCTCTTGATCCTGCTCCTGCCATCATTAATGGTGCGCCCTGGCCTGCAACAGTTTTTGCCCCTAATTGAGAACCTGACCATCTTGCTAATAAGTTTATCACGCCATCTCCTGTACTAATTATAGTATTTAGCTTACGCGGATCTGTGGCGGCATCTTCAAATACCTTAGCTTTCTCCGCAATCTTTGTAAGATTCGCAGATTGTTCAGGAGTTATAAGCCCGGTATCTAGCAGATTCTGTCTTAGCGTCTTATTGCCAACCTTGTTGTTTAATAGTTGCTCCAGGTTGTTACCACTAATCAAACCTTCAAGGTCACCCTTAGTGATAGTCGCTCTTTTAGTTAACTCGTCAAATACGCCATGCCTCAATCCTTCAATAGCATCAGGATTCTTTGACTGCTTTACCGTTCTCACTAAATCCTTAAATGCTTCTGCTTGGTAATTTGAGTCAAAAGCTTTTGTAAGCACTTCCGATAGGTCGTCAGAACCTTTTGCAATTTGTGCGGCGAGACTTTTCTTCTCAATAAATGCCCTACCCTTTTTTGCGGTATCCTGGAGTGTTGTAGCGAGTTTTACCTTCTTATCAACATCAGTAATATCATCGAGCATACCAACCTCACGCAAAGTAAGTTGGTTATTATCAACAAAGCGTGACAAGGCCGCAGGCTTTATTTGATTTGTAAATGGATCAATAACTTCTGCCGCCGCAGACTCCATGAAGTCGCGCTGTAACTTATTGAGGACTTCTGTGGTCCTTCCCGTCTCCATTGTATCTACGGTTCTTTCAGTTGCTCGTTTGAGCGCTTGGAAGTTAAATGCTCTTTGTGCATCAGATGCCTGTCCTGCTTTTTCGAGAAACACACCAGGTTCTGCCTCTCTCAATCCACGGATAAGCTTTGTGTTAAACTTTTCGTTTAATGACCGCGAAAACTCGCGAGCTACATTTGCAGTTGCATCAGTTACTTGGTTTAAATCCTCAAGCATACCATCCGCTAATTTATTAAGCATTCTTGCGTCATTAAAACGCCCGGTAGCTTTTGCCTGCCTTGCTAAATTCAAGGCTACGCTTCTTTTGCGGAATAATTCTTTAGCACCTACTCTTACAACAGGTTGAAATCCCTGCCTTTGTGCTGTGGCGATAAAACCTCTACCAGGACGCTGTGCTAGAGTAGCGTCTTTTCTTTTAATTAATCCCTGTATAAATCCCTCAAGCGGCTTCATGACCTGCTCATTAGGACTAATTTCATCCTTAATAGAATTGAATGCCGCGATAGTTTTCTTTGTTGGCGAATCTACGCCCTTATCAACCTCATCCCAAAGACGGGTTTCCATGTTTCGGGCAATCTTTAACTCGTCATCAATTATCTGACGGGCCTCGGCACTTGCTTTAACCGCGTCATCCTTGTTTTTGGTAAGCACGCGACTTACGGCATTTACTGCCCTGTCCTGTGCTTTTTCAACCATCCCATCAAGCTTCTTATTAGTAAACTCTATACGCAATGCTTGCGCTTCTTTCACAACCAATGGGTTAGTCGAGTTATTTAGCTTACGAATCTTTTTATTAAATTCATTAGCCGCCTTTTCGGTTTGAGTATTAATGGCAGTTTTTAACTCATCTCCTAAATCAGCTATAAGTTTGTTTTCTGTTGCAGTGAAGGCTTGCCTTGCTTGAGGATCTATAGTCACCTGGGCAGTAGTACCTGATCCCTCGGCTCCACGCAGTTGCTCGACCAAGTCACTCATTTTACGCTCATCAACTTCGGGATCTTTCGTAAGAAATTGATTTTGCTCTAAAATATCACGAATTTTACGAGATGCGGCATCCTCGCGACCTGATGGCGTGAAACCTTCTAGTAATCCCTTGGTTTTACCGCCTATTGTTCTTGCAGTATTTATAGGATTCACAACCCCACCAATGATTTCGGCAGGCATACCAACAAATTCGTTTCCAGGTGCAACCGCCTCTGCGATTGCTCTTCCCTGACCTGCCCCTACTAAAGTTCCACCTTCAAGTGCCGCCATCTTTCCAGGGCTACGGGCAGTAGATTTAACCATATCGCTAGTTAAGTTTTTTACGATAGAACCTTTTGGGACAGACTGCATTGCCGCTTGTGCAGGAGATAGTCTGCTTGCCGCTCCAAATATAGGTGTCGCCATTCCAAGACCTTGACCTACAACCCGCCCGCCTTTTGCTAATGCTCGTTGATCAAAAGGTAATTCTTCCTCATCGCGATACCCCATACCTCCGGCAACCAAAGCTCCTTTTATTGACTCACTCCCTCCAAATGGTGCTTTAGTGTCAAGCCCTGCAAATGAAAGCAAACTATTTAAAGCATCAACAGGAAAACCTATAAAATCGGCTAAATACCCCGTATTAAAACCTTTTGCGGGAGCATCTATGAGTTGCAACATAGATGAAGGTCTATCTAATTGCTCGAATTTCCTTAAAGCAGATAAGGCTTTTGTTTTATTTTCGCCTACAATTTTACCTTCATCAATAAGTCTTACAACAGCCCTTGCTTCCTCTCTATTGTTAATAGTTGACATCTATCTGAACCTTTCCATCAATTCCTCATCTGTAAGACTACCCTGAGACATTGATTCATCTTGTTTTAGTATCTGTTCTAAGTCTTGAATTAAGACAGGAAATTCTTCTAGATTTCTAGCCATTCTTAATTGTTGTGCTTCTGTTCCTAATTTTTTACCTAATGCAGAACGATCAACTCTCATTTTTTCTGCAAGCTTGTTTGGTAATTCTCGTAAAGTAGCCCTAAACTCACCATCAGTCATATCTTCATTAGGTATAATTTCTTCAGCAGTCTTTTTTGCCCACTCTGATCCTCTTTCGCTATAACTTTCAATAAAAGCAGGCAGTAAGGCATTCTTTAGAGACTTGACCTGCGCTTTAGCGTCTCTTGACTTGTCAAAAGGTGTACCTAAATTAAAAAAGTCACCAATAGCGTTAACGCTTGATTTAAATTTACCTGTAATATCTCCCTGCGCACCTTCCTCTATGCTGTCTAATTTAAATAATGTTGAGTCAGTTGTCGGAGACCCTTTTATAAGTTCCTCCATCTGCTCCGCCTGATTCTTGAAAAGGTTTGCCTCTTCTAGTTTATTTTTAGTGTCTGCCTCTAGATTACTTATTTGTGCCTCAAGTTTTCTTCTTTCTGCGGATTGATTAGCACCAAGAAGGCCTATTTCGGTATTTAATTTTTCTAATTGAGCGGCATTAAGAAGCACTCCTTGCATAGCTACTTGTGTTTTTAATTTATTCTGATTAACCAACTCGTCTTTTGTTAGATCAAAAATATCATTCTTTCCCTTAATGCCGCGTGTTTGCTCTCTTAGTTGAGCAATATTTAAATCATTTATTTCTTTTTCCTGACGAAGCTTATCTCTTGCGTTTTCACTCTTTGCGGTAGCAATAAGATTATTGAGTTCTAACCCACGATTCATCAAAGTTTTTGCAGTTAAATTAAGACCTGACATAGCAATTTCATTATCTTTTGTCATCTCTCCTATAAGTGCTTGATTAGTGGCATCCTTTGCTTGGGCTTGTGCTAACTGCAGTTTGGGCAATTGAAATAATCTTTTTTCCTGATCTTCAATAAACGCAACTTTCTCAACAGAAGATTTGTTAGGATCATTTAAAAACTCTTCCGCCATTGTTTTTTGTTCAGGAGATAATACTCCTGCCTGCACAAACTCACTCATGCCATTCATTGCAGACTTAATACGGGCATCAGCTTTTTTCTGCTTCTCCTTATTAAGCCCGTACTGCTGTATCATACCGCCTATCTGTTGGCCCATATTCGCAAACATGCGACCCTGGGCTTCGCCTGCCCTCGCGATGAGGTTGGCGGCATTAGCGGTAGATCCGAGAGCAGATCCGTAGTTGCCTGAAAAGTATGGTCGTCTTGCCATGATTATTTATCCTCCGAATAGTCCACTGTTACTTAAAAGTCCTCCACCGAGCGAACCAAGTCCGCCCATTATACCTGCGGTTCTGCTCGCATCTGCGGCAAGTTGCGCTCCATACATATTTGCCTGATTAGCCGCCATGTTGGAGATGTATCCTAATCCCGCTTCCGGGTTAAGGTATTGCGGTCCGCTCGATAGTCCGTAATTCGCCTGTCCGAATACGGACTGTCCTTGTTGCAGAGCATTTCCGCCTCCGCGTCCAAGTAGTGCCTGGAACGGATCGAGCATAAACTTATCTTCCATCTGTGCGAGGTTACCCACCGCATTGATGTAATTTGATAATCCCTGCTGACGGAGTTGCTCGTTTAGACGCTCCGCGTCCATCTTAGCACCTACATTAAATTGATCAGCAGTCATTGCACGGGCGGCATCACCTGTCTGTATTCCTGCTTCCTGTCCAAGTGCGGATTGTGCGAATGCACGGTTTTGCATCTTACGCTGATTGTCCTCCTTGACGCGAGCTTCCGCTTCCTCAATAGCACCTTTTTGATCAAAAGTTCTGCCCATGAGAGTCTGTCTAGCACGGGCGGATTCCTCGACCTGTTTCATCTCGCGATCCGTAAGACCCTCATTTAGTGCACCACGCGCATCGGCAAGAAGTGCGGATCGTAATGTATCCTCACCGGAATCAAGTTGTCCGATGGCGGCATCTCCGCTCATTGCGTAATCTGCGGAATCAAGCGTAGAAGGCATTGAGATTGGTCCGCTACCCTGCCCCTGTCCTGTCTGAAATAATTCGCCAACCTCTGTGGCTCTTTTTGCGTCCACATCCGCTTGTGTGGCTTTGCGTAATCCTGTGAGGTTTTCGCGCTGTTGCTCAAGCAGAATACGGGCATCATCCAATCCGCTCGTAGCAGCGGGTTTGTAGTCCGCCATTACATCCTGATAACGATCAGATAAGCGCTCAACATCCGCCAGGTCAGCCTCGCGTTGGCGGGATAAGTTACCTCGCTGTATATCTTCTGCTAGTGCGGAGAGTCCGAGGAAATTGCCATCTGCATCAAAGCCTGCCTGGCGGTCTGAGGGTAACCCCGTTGCAGGATCAATCGCACTACGACTATCTCCGAGGAGATTAATCATACCGTCCCCTGCAAATGAGGCGGGTATTGTTTCCGTCTGTCCCGCTTTTGCCTTATCTACGATTATGTTTCCGTTTGGATCTTTTGCGTAGACGGGGACTGCGTCTTTAGGGGGGATTGAAATAGTAGTTTCTATTTTATCTGCATTAAAAATTTCTGCTCCAACTACATTCTCTGCATCACTAGCAGAAGAATATAGCCTAATATCTCCTGTAAGTAGTGGCTTGGCGATAAAACTACTTGTAGTAAATCCTTCCTTTACTACTTTACCTGTATTTGGATCTTTAAAGGTAACTTTATGTACTGATGGTCTAGCTTTACCCCCTCGTACTACATTTGGATTTTGCCCCCTACTTACCTCTTGTGAAGTAACTTCAGGCTCAATTGTCTTGGTTCTAGTTGTCGCTTCCTTGCCACCCTCGTATCCAACGACCAATCGCCCCTCATCATCGTAAGTACCGCTAGTTGACTCCTGGCGTGTACCCAATAGTGTCTGACGCAAAACATCCGTATCCGTTTGTGCGGTCTGTTGGCGAAGAGGTGCCTCAACATCCCGGATAATGTCTGCGAGGTTACCTCCCTCAAATCCTGCATCTGCGTAAATATCAGCAAAATCGCCCTGCCCTAGCAGTTGCTCCATTTGTGCCTTCATGGCATCTGCCATGCCCTCGCCGTAGGTTGGTTGTTGTGGATAGTTTATGTCAGGACTACTCATTAGTTAATTCTCCTCTGAATTTTATTAAAATCATACCACCGAATCGGTTGGTTTTTAGTTGCCCGACTCCATCCTACTTTAGGAAGTCTGTACGGGATTTTTCTTATAAATTCTTTTACTCCGCCAATTGCCATATGAACATACCATGCATCAGGATTTTTCACATTCCACTGATCTTGCGGCTTTATCTTGCTTTTTGTATCTACCGCTTTGCCGAGTAGAAAACTGTCAGGCGTAATAAACACATAGCCATTGCCACAATAGGCGGCTATATCCTGATGCATATCAATCTCACATTGATCGTACAGATTTTTAGCTTTGAGTAGAATGTTCATGTTACAATAGTTACATCGTTGATTCTTGCACCAACTGTCCAAAACGACACATCGACATACAAATCATTTCCGTTGGTTAGTGTGGGTTCGGTGTAGAAGGTTACATAGTCTTGTCCCGCCCCTATCGTTTCTTTGCGTTGGTAATGAATTTCGTTGGTCGATGCGTAATGTCTTATTCTGAACCAATCACCTGGCGATATGCTTTTCCCACCATTTGCTGTGTTGGCAGAAGAACTTATGTTTAGATAAGGCGAATCTACATCAAAATCTGTATCGCTATACTTTAGCCCTATTCTTACGCTTTTAGCGACCCATTGAAACTGCACATAACCATCAGAGTTACCATCTATTTTTTGTGCTGAAGAAGCTCCTGCATTCCATCCGCCTGTACCACTTATCTTTTCTAAACCGCCTCCTGCATACGCTTGGACTGTTCCTCCACTTATTGCTCCTTGGTAGATGGAGATAGAACTGAACTCTCGTAAGCCATTAACTGTGCTTACCTTAAATCCTGATACATTAGTTTGTGTGGTATGTTCAGCGTATCCATCTGATCCTAATACAGTAAAATCATTATTTAAATCAGATTGTCCGTTACTTTTTATCGGGATAAATTTTATATCATCATTACTAGTAACTTTAATAACTAATTCAGTTCCTGTAGCAATGTTCTGAGGAAATGTTTGTTGAATCGCTACTTGACCTCCTGAACCCTTTATAATCCCTTCAGCTAATTTAGTTTGATTGAGACTTCCATTTAATACAGTCCAACCGGCAGGAACTTTATCAACTACTTCCCAATTTATACCCCTGTGGCTAACCCATACCATGTTATTAGTTGAAATTTGAATATTGGCTTTGCCATTCCCGACATGGTATCTGTGCATTTCATATACTTCACCCTCAGTTATTCCGTCTATTGTTTTTAACGCAATGACAAGAGGACGATTCGTAGATGCAAAAACATAGTGGGTGTTATGGTTTCCGTTTGGACTTGTAGGAAAAGTATAGGAAGTGTTTTCAACATAACCTAATTGCGAAAAGTCCCCATTTACTAATTTCTCACCACTGAGGTTTATCTCCGTAAGATTCGTCCAACTAACCGCATTACTAATACCTTTGATACCTAGAGTCTCTAATGAGGAAACACGGGTAGCTAGATTACCAAGACTGACACGAACATTACCAAGGCTTACCTGACTAGCGAGTAAGGCCATATCCGACTCCATGTCAGACATCTTGGTGTCCTTCTCATTCTTATCAGTTTCTAGTGCGGCTACTCTATTATCTTTAGCAGTCTTATCTGCTTCTAATAGTGCCATCTTTGAGCTTGTGGCACCTACCGAGTTGTCCAAAACAATTCGTTTCCATGAACTTCCTGTATCTACAGCTAAACACGCCCCTCCGTTATCTCCTCCATTAGAAAAGAATAAGCGACCTTTTACTCCTGGCGTTGGTAGCGGATTACTCATTAATCCCCCTCCGGTAGTACGATTGGCCCCCAATACGGATTAGTGCCATTGCTGTGTAATACATAACCACTTGCCCCAAGCGACACGCGGACATTGTCTGTGCCATCAAATGCGATCATGTCGCCCGCTTGTGTGGTTGGCGCTAAAGCGTCAAAGGCGTTGGTTGCAGTTGTTTGCCCTGTGCCTCCATCTGCAATTGCAATTGGATTATCTAAGCCTGATATCTCGCCACCTGTGATATTTACATCACCTTCATTGATGGTGACAGTTGGTTCGCCCAATTGATTAAGAGACGCAGAGTCCAACTCCACGCCTGTATCGAAAGTAAATCCTCTAGTAACTGTTGCGGTGATAGGCATTATGCAATCTCCCTCCTCGCATTCGCGCCGCCCGCTATCGCTTCAAGCGATACATGGCGAAAGCTAGGCCGCCCTGCCGTTACATCTACTTCTACGCTCGCGGCGTAACCTCTCGCGCGTCCACTGCCAAAGCGAATCAGCTTCTCCTCGCTCGATGTCGCATTCTCCGTGTGGACCGTGTTCGTCCGATCCGGGTCTATTGTATTGACCTTGATCGTGAACTGATCCCCGTTGCTCACTTCGCATCCTAGTTGCCCCCGCCTCCATCTTTTCACATCTATATTTCCTAATGTGAAGGAGCGGGTCTTCAGCTTGGCACTTATCGCGGTGGAGGAGGTGCTTGCGCTCCCTACCGTTCCCGTGATGTCTGTGGTGCCTTCCTCTACTAGATGCCATCCTTTATCGCTGACTGCGAAGAGCCTGCGTGTCTGCGGGTTACTTCCATGCAATACTGTGACAAAGTCATCTATGGCGAATCCTGCGGGAAATGAATCTACTGAAGTCCATGCTGTGTTAAGAATATCATATATAAATACTTTATTGTTTGTGGTGGATGAACCTGTGGGAACTGCGAGGTAGTATTTATTATCAAAAACAATACCGCACGCTTTGTCAGCATGTGCGTAATTTACCTCTTTGAACTGATCCTGTATTGGACGGGATAGCGGTACTGCTTCTCCGCTTACCTTTGAGATTGCGACCCCTAATCCCTTTGCAGGGTCTAAGCCTTGTTGTAGGGTAAATACGCCATCATCAGATAAGAAGTACATTTGTGGCCCACTCGCGGCTATGCTCTTGCGTGCCACGCATCCATGCTGACGGGTAATCTCAAATACACCCGCCGAATTAGTAAGTGCCACATTGTTTATCATGTGGATACTGTTACGAAAAAATACGAGTAACTGATTCTCCAGGTAAGGAGTAAATCCTACCAAACGATCTGCGGTTCCACGATTGATTCTGAACTGCGATTCTGCGGCATAGAAGTTATCGGTGTCTAATAAGTCAGACATGATTACCGTGTATTGCGAATCACTTGGCTGTGGCACGATAAGTCTATTTGCGAAGAATGTGCCAAAGTTTGTGCTAGGACATTCTATTCTGCCCGCTGTGGGGGTTGCGTTATTCTTTAGCGTAAAAGCAGTTGGTGTCGTGTAATCGCCATCCCACTCAAGCGGATCTTTGCTCTCCCCGCGAAAGAGGATGAGCTTTTCCATTGCCTGTACGAAGCTTGCATTGTCTCCGCTTGCTACTGTCTGACCGCCAGGATACGCAATATCTATTCCCGTATCATTCTGATCATTCCATAGTATTACTTTATCCTTAGTCGCACAGGCAATAAACTCTGTGCCTGTAACCGGATCGCTGAAAGTAGTGGATGCAAATACTTCCTCTGTACCTGACGAATAAGTAAGCGATACATTCCCTGCCTTAAACTCGATACCTTTGCGTACAGATGCGATATCTCCGTCTAGTCGCATATTCTGCGATGTCTCAACAGTACCGCCCTGTAGAGTTGTAGGCTCCAGGTAACTATCAATACCACGGAATCCGCGATCTCCATCCGTTAAGATAGGATCGTCCATTCTGCCCATTGGTTTATAGCGTGCCATTACTTCTTTAACTCCTGATAAAGTTTTATGCACATGTACACTAGCGTGACTGCACCTACTGCTATGCCTAGGAATGTATCTACCGTGGATAATCCAAATGTTGCGGCGGTTCCGCTCATGCCCGCTACTGAGACGCGATCAAACATCACTTCCTTCCTCCGGGTGTGTAGTAAAATCCAACGACCATTGGGCATATAATCACAACGAAATATGTCGCGAGGTGACCCGTGGTGAGCTGAATAGGGGTTTGCTTGTTTGGAAAAGTGATAAGCCCAAAAAGAAACTCGGTTGCTCCTTCTCCGCTTGGGTTTGTGAGGGTGACGATTTCTGCGGAGGGGAAGAGGGTGCAAAGGATGACAACGGCGGAAAGAGTCGAGACGAGGATGAGTGCGAGCAACCTTCTAGTAGCCCTAGTAAAAGCACCACCAGGACCATTATTAAGTTGTTCCTGAAATTTAAGCGCAAATTCATTACCGCGCGCCTCCCTTGCTAATTCCAACTCGAACTTCTGCTGACGATTGTCCGCTATTGTTCCAAACACACCTTTGAGTATCGAACCAAGTGCGGCTGATCCTCCACCCGTCAAAAACATTGTAAGTAGCTCGAACATTATTTTGCATCTAGTTTTTCAAATAGTTTCTGTATATCCCGCCTGCGGTCTTCGGAGAGTTTACTGAGATGCTCGACATCCTTGGATTGACCTGCATCGCTAATCTCGATCTGACGGAGACGCTCCTTCATGTCATCGATCTCCCACTTGTTGCGCTTGATGAAGAATGCAAGGATTGAGATGGCAACGCCAACTCCCGCAAACATATAGTGTGAAATCTCCATCTCACTTCTCCACCTTGTCACGAAGCCTGTCCAACTCCTTTTCTATATACTTAAGCCTCTCAAACTGCTGATAGTCTGAGGTAATAGGAGCATCCTGCATCTCTACCAAATGATCGAGATCCGCTTTTGCCTGCTCTGCGAATTTCTCCAGGTGCATCATGCGAGCAGATAAATCGCCAAGCAGAGTGCCTTCGTGTTGCACTCTCCCCAAGCTATTATCGAGTTCGTTAATCTTGTTCCAAATGACGGAGTAGCCCCATACAGCGGTGCCAACAATCGCGATGACCTTCGCCATGAATGCCAAGTTTGCTTTGACTTGTACATTCTCTCCGACCTCAGTTGCCATTAGGGCTCAATCGGTGATGTCCACTCCTCGCCTGCTAGAATCGTTAACATCTCGGAATGCGTGTATGCGGTTTTGCCTTCTAAAAACGATGGTGTGTCACCCTCGAATTTCACAAAGGTCTTAGTACCCGCAGGACTCACATTATATCTAAGCGTATCTGCCGAGGTTTCTAGGACTTCATTAAAGTTGACGGAACTTACTTCCGAAGAATCGATGATTACATATGTTCTGCTCATAATTTAAGGTACATCAGTTGAGAAGGATGGACTGTTGGTCATAGTTCCGTCATTACCACCACTACCTGCGTCAGTTATAGTGCTAGTTCCAAAATCGGAGCCTGTATCGCCCATCCTCCACCAACCGTTAGGTCCATTGCCCGATTGAAAACTCGTAAGATCCCCTGGCGTACCATTGGTGCCACCTGAGCCGCCGTCACTTTCTCCTTTGTAAATATTAGTTACTTGAGATGCTGATAATTCAGATTGGAATACTGCAAACTCATCGATCTTAATATCGCCGTATTGACTAAAACGAGGACAGAGACCTAATTTTAAATTATTAAAAAGTGTGGAATCAGTCGTAGTTTGTGAGTCAGTTCTACTGCCTGTACTTGAACCATTTAGGTATCGTGTCGTTGTTCCTGAGTTGAAAGTTACAGCAATATGATTCCATGTATTAGCGGTTACTGTTCCCATATTTGAAGCCGCATTAACAACAAAGGTATTACTAAGTATTCCATTGTAATAATAAGTTTCTCCAAAAATACTATTTCCTCCAAACATCCCATGAACCCCTGATATAGATGGCAGGTTAAACCACATAGAAAGACTAAATGCACTTTGTCCACCTGCAAGCGATGATATGTCGCCTATATCAAGACTATCGTTGGTTTGATCAAAGTATAAACTATAAGTGTTAGTGAAACTACCACCTCCACCGCCACTTGCGGCTAAGTCGCCCTCAAGCACATACGAGTTGCTTGCAAATGGGATTATATTGATGGCTGAATACTGTCCTGCGGTTGCACTAGACGAATAGCTTTGTACAGACACACTTGTGCCCGCCGCAATCGTTACCTGTCCTGCCCCTGATTGTACTACTGTGCAGTTAAATCCTGCGGTCAGTGTATTGGGTATAGTAAGTGTTACCGCACTTGCGTTTGAGCAATTTATAACCTTGCCGCAATCCGAATCACTTAATGTCCGTGCCGTGGTCGTTTCTGCAACTATATCTGAAAATATACCCGCAGACATAAGGTTCGCCACGGTGACCTTTTTGGTTGTACCTTGAGCCGAACCTGTAGTATCTGACACATCCGTAATTGGAATAATATCAGTATCATCGGGTGTCCCGCCTAGTGCCGTTAAAGATGAAATACGCTTATTTGCCATTTTGTTTTATCTCCTAATCGAATGCTAAAAACTGCCCTGCCTCTACTTGCAGAAAATCTTCCGCCTCTGTCTGTATAACTCCATCAGGGCCTGATGGTGGCGAAGGTACGCCACTTGCAGTGAATGGACGGGGCGTGCCTACATTAAGATCGAGCGAAAGTGCCATTACACATTATAGACAATGACCGCACCACTGCTTAGAGTGATTCCGGTTATGCCTCCGTAGATTGCAGTGTTTGCGGTTAGTGTCGTATTGTCCACTCCTGCGGTAATGTTACTAAGATCCTCCACATTGGAAGTAATTGAGCTAATTACCGTGTCTTCAGTTGCGACAACTGCGAACCAATTGCCTGTGTGTGCGGAAGTGTCCGAGATATACTTTCCACCGTTAAGTCCTAATCCTCTGTATTCTGATGCCATGATTAAATATTGGTTTGGTAGGTTGTTCCGTATGTTACGAATTGTATAAAGTTCTGCTGACCCTGTTGGCGCTCCAACTTGTCTAGCTCGATTGTTAAAAGTGATTCGGCCTGCTGAAATGCGACTCCTGCTTTATCAGTTTGCCCGTCTGTATTTAAGTAATCCCCATAGGCGCCATAAATGGCATACTCGCTAAACACATATGGGTAGTCCGTACTGCTCGATGTATAGTCAGTAAAAGGTGCGCGGTATAGTATGAATATAGGTTTTGTACTACTGCGATTTGTAAGTACAACTTTACCATAGCCACTATTTGCGTACTCTACGCGGAATGCGATTTCATCAGTAAATCCTGTATCGTAAGGATCGTTGTTTGAGATGCGTAGGACTTCGCCAATATCCGTTCCAAAATCGATTACATTCATAATCGTGGATACTGCTTCTGCTCCGCTTCCTCCACCCCCTGAAAAGGATACCGTAGGGGCAGATGTGTAACCTGTTCCTCCTGCGGTTACCGCCACTCCGTTTACTGCACCATTGGAATCTATTGTCGCAGTTGCGGTGGCTCCGCTTCCGCCTCCCCCGCTAAAGCTAACGGTTGGCGCGGATGTGTATCCCGTGCCTCCTGTGCCTACCGATACATTGCGTACCTGATTGTCAGGTGTCTTCTGCTCCAGGCGGATAGTATCGGGCCATCTAGTGCGTTCCCATGCTAATCTGCCAAAGCGGTTAAAACTGCGGACTGCCGCATTCTCCTCACTTGTGAGTAACGAGTCAACGCCCACCAAGTGCTTAAGGTTGGTGAGCATCGTACTGACCGCTACTTCTCTCATGCCGCTTTGAAGCTTGGTCCGCTGAAGGACTTCTTAGTTAAAGTCTGTGCCTTGAATGATGGGTTATCGCGAAGGTATTCTTTTACGAAACTCTTATCACTCCAACATCCTGGCTTAAATTGATGCCAACGAAAATAATCGCGGGCAGGTATGGATGCTTTTAATTGTCCAAGTCCATCCATCTTGGCGGAACCCATCTCCCTATTCTCCTTGCGGCATTGTGCCTCACGCATAGCTAACTGTGATTTCTCCATGTCCACTTCGTAACGCAAATAACGGTCAAGGTTCTTCATGAACTGCGATCCGTTTCCGCTTTTCCATTTAGGTAAGAATATTTCCGCCATTTTAGTATAGGTTAGAGGGAGGTCCGCATCGCGAACCCCCCTCCGTTAAAAACCCGATTAGTTGAAGTAACCGTGTGCTTTTGGGCTGTAGCAGGCAAGTCCGGCTACGAGATCTGCGAAACCTCTGCGACCTCCGCCACGATTCTCAAGCTCACTAGTAGACTCAGCTTTAAGCATGTGGATACCTACATACTCAGGATCGATAAGGAGTCCTGCGTCTGCATCGATAGTAGCTGATCCGGATGTTCTGTTAACGAACACACTAGGTAATATCGCAACATTGCCGAAGTCGCCCTCGTAAAAGTTGACCGATAATGTTACTTTCTTGCTCTCTGCACTTTGAGTAACTTGGTAGTTTAATGCAGTTGTGGTGCCTTCCTGACGAGCGAAGTTTGAGATTTCGCGTTTCAGTCCAGGACCCGCAATCAAGGTGAGTTGTCCACCAGGCATTCCGTTGGCTTCGTAAAGCTCTTGAAGAACTGCGTTAAAGGTAGTCTCGGTTTGAGTTCCGGTTGTGTCATTAGCGACATTTTGGAATCCTGCGGGTACATCAGCAGGCTGACCACCAACTCCTAACCATTTAAGCATACCGCGAGTTTTGTATGGATTAGTTCCATCGTCAGCGTCACGGTCTTGTGCGGAACAAACAGCAGATTCAAGATCTCTCTTTAGTTCGCGTACTGCTTTACTCTCGGCGTTAGCAAACTCACTTGCGACACCGGCTGTATCAACGATTTCCTGAAGGTCGGAAACTGCGTAAGTTCTGCGAAGCTTTTGTACATAGTTGCCAAGCTTTGCGCGGTTAGCGGCTTTGTCATCAAAAGATGAAGCGTCTTCGCCCTCAAGTACTCCTCCGAAAGAAGCAGTTGCGAGATCATCGCATTGCCACTCAAAGAATGTTCCTGTTGCGTTTGCTTTTTTAGCCATTGATACCAATGGAGTTGATTCGGGTTCTAGCAAGGTGACGATATCGCTAAGGTCTTCCCTGTTCCCTTCTACTGAATAAGTTTTTGTAGATGCCATTTTAATTAATTCCTTTTAAGTTTTAGATAAGATTGATAGTCCGCCATAGATCCGGATTCTTCGTACTTTTTATACGCCGCCTCCACAGCCTTCGTCTTCTGTGCTTGTGGAGTCTTTGCCCTTGCCGCTCCTGCTTCCGTGGATGCCACGGGTGCTTTTGGCTTGGGGGCGGGTTTCGCCTGTTCGCCTTGGCGTGCCTTTACTGCATTCAATCCCTCCACCATAAGTGCCAGGGCGAAGTTTGAGTTTGGTAAATGATCCACCAATGGTTTGTACAACTTGTTACCCTTCACTTGCATGAATAACTTATAGTCATCGCTCTCCGGGTCTCCCAAGAATTGGAAGGTTTGGATCGCTTGCTGATCAGATGCTTGACGCTCCTTAATCCATGCCTGTCTTGCGGGGGCATCCTTGCGAATTATCTTCTTCGCGTTGGATCTTATTCTCCGCAGTTCGGACTTAGTGTAAGTTTTGTCACCATCCTTTAGCACATACTCATTTCCGTCATCGTCATATTGGGCTTCGTTTTCCATCCCATCCTCTGCCCACTCGATAAGAGTGTTTAGATTCTCGACTTCTTTCGCGAGTGCCTGCTCATCAACAACATTATGTAGAGCATTGTCTTTAAGGAACTCAGGAGTTTCGCTAGTTTGCGTTTGCTGTGCCTGCTCCGCTTGGGCTTGCAGTTCAGCGTTTTCGCTCGCAAGTGCTTTCTTTTGTGCCGCTAAGTTACTAATCCTCTTAACAGCCTTTAAGTTTAAAGCTTTCGCAAAACTCTCAATTTCCTCGCTAGACAAGTTGTCCAGGTCGATATTGTACTTTGAAAGAACATCCTCCGAAGGTTGTGGAGACGGCGTATCGTCTTCCGAATCTTCAGCGGTAGTTTCCTCGGTGACTTCCGTAGGCTCTTCTGCTTGGTCAGAAGGTTCGTCCATCTCCTCGGTTGTGGCTTCAGGTTCCACTTCTTTAGCTTGCTTGCGTCTCAGTAGTTGATCCGCAAATTCTGCCATTGAAACATTCCCATCGACCGGCGTTTCGCTACTCTCAGCTTGGTCAGAGGTAGCAGTTTGAGTTTCCTCTAATGTTTGAACTGTCATAAGTGTCTAGCGTTTTTGTCGCCTAGTGTAGCAAAATGTAGTATATTGTCTTGACAATGGCAAGAAAAACCCCCTGCGCCACCCCTAGCGCAGAGGGCAAGTCACTCCTTGGGTTGAGCTAAAGCTTATAAAAAGTGTCCAACTCTTCGTCTATTGCTTCGAGCTTTCCTGTGATGTAAAAGTGTCTGTTTGTGTCTCCAATGATCTCAGGAGTCTGCAACGCCCGGATAGTTTCTTCACGCATAGCTTCACGCACTTCAATATATCGCTTGAAGTTAGGGTCGTTCTTGAGAGCGGACAGCGCTCTAATCGTATCTTCATGATTGAGTTCGTGATTTTTTTTGCTCATTTAAAGTTTTCGTAAATCAGATTCAGGACTGCAAACATCGTGTCCAGGATTACATCTCGCTCGATGAAGAACATCGTGAGCAGTACGATCCAATAGACCTCCTTCTGCAAATGATACATCTTCTCATGCTTTCCTTCTTACAGGTTTTACGCGCCTACCCATACCCACTTTACGCTTTTCCGCTTTCTTGCGGGCAAGTTGACTCTTGGACATTTCGCTTTTTGTTTTTGGGGTTTTCTTTGAAACTCTTTTAGTGGGACGGCAATATTCGTTCTTACCGCCCTGTCCGCATGGTTTTCCCGTGCGGGTATCTTTCCACTTCTCATCCTTCCATCTTTTCAAGGATGCGCCTTTTGCGGACTTCTTTACCTGTCCTTTAGCCTTACGGCACTTGGCGATTTGTTGGGACGCTCTAGCAGACGGGAATACTTTTACCCGTGCTTTTACTTTCTTATAACATGCGTCCTTTGGCATCTTACCATTTCTTGCATGACCAATATCCTGCGGTCAGTTTAGACTTCTTTTCATCGCACTTATGTCTTGCTCGGAAGGATTTACGCCGTGCGGGTATATTCTTTTTGATAGACATGTTAGGGTCACCGAATCTGACAAGGCGGACTTTATCGCCCTCCTTAGCAAGAACCGCAAACTTCTTGGACTTACCTGGGGTTCGCTTAGGTTTATTATAACCACTAAAGCGTTCACCTCTGTGAGTGATACTCACTTCTTCTTGCGTTTGACCATCTTCTTTCCGGTCTTCTTCGCATAAGCTTTAGCCGCCGCTTTGCCTTTTGTGCCGTAACCGAATTTCTTCTTACCTACCATTGGCATAATATATGTCCCTTTCTATGCCGCCTCTGTGGCGGTTTGCCCGAATTGCGTAGGTGCCGCACCGAGTCTGCCGATCTGAGCATTTTGCTTCTGAGTGATCTGCATCTGACGCTGTTGCATGTAGTTCTGAATACGCTCCTGCAATGCCGGATCTTGTTGTGCCTTCTGTTGAATGTCAGGCTGTTGTAACCATTGTTGAAATACTTGCATCTTCATCTCATGCGCATCTTGTGGACGGACATTAGGTGGTACTCCTGCCACTAACTCTGCAATTGTCTGTCTCTCCTCATCCACCGCTTTCTGAGATGCTGTCTCCTTTGGAATCATGATCTTCTCAGAAGCACCAGGCATGATCTGCCCTACTGCTAATTGAAGCATCTTCTCGGTATCAAGTGTTCCTGATCTGTCGAGTGCAGGGGCAAGCTCGGCAATTGCTTTTACACGCTCAAGCATTTGTGCGGGATCTTGTGTCGCCACATCAAACTGTAGGTAAAAATCGAATCTCTCGCCAGGTCTGCCTTTATTAAACTTCTGTATATCCTGCATTCCGGTTACACGGAAAAACTCAGCATCGGGTCCATACTGCTGATATAGCGTCCACACTTGGTCGATCACATATTTAAGGTGGTTAAATACCTTATTGATAGTGGCTTGCTGTTTGTTCTGTGCCTCCACGGGGTCAACGCCTGGAGCGTTATTACCCATATATCGGTCAAATAATTCCTGTATATATCTACGGACTTCTACATTTCCGCCATCAAATGGAGGTGTGTTTGCCCAACGGATCTCACCAGGTGTACGATACGGAATACGAACTCCCGGACCATACTTTGTTGGGGGTCTCCCAAGAGGATGTTCCAAAGGTGGTAAAGTTGCTAATGACTGACGGTCAATCAAAGCATCTGTCTCGATCTTAGCTACCTGTTGAAGAGGTTCACCTACTTCAGGTATAGAGCGAGACGAATAAAGTCTTTTGCTTATATTCTCATATTTAGTAACCACGAACGGATACTTGCCATGAGCGTAATCCATAAGTTCATGCTTGGCATACAACTCAGGAATATCGGGATGAAAGATTGTGCAGTAAATACCGGGGACTCCGTCTTCATCTAGGAGTCTTTGATAACAGTACACTATTCTAATAGTCTCATCATCATCACGGATTATCGCATCCTCCTGACGCACATTATAGAGACTATTGTCTGCCTGTGTATGTTTGGCTAAGTGTTTCGCCTTTTCTACAAATTCGGCATCCCATCCTTCGGAACTAACCTTGGATTCCAACTGCTCCGGTGTCATATGCAGGACATGAAAGCAATATGGTGCCTCCTGCGGATCAATTGTATAGTTAGGCCAAATAACATCCTCGTCAGGTGCCAACGCTTTTATGCGTGGTCGATTTACGACCTGGCGGGTAACGGGTACTGTAGTGGTGCCATCCTTGCGAAGTTCGCGAAGCATAGCTTTCGCTTTCGACTTGGATACATTAAATTGGTCTTTTAACGCAGCAGATAACTCCTCATCCATGCTTCCATCCTGGATCGCTTGTGCGATCTGTGGAAGTGCCTGTGCTATCTCGTCTAAGCGGATAGTCTGTTGCTGCTTAAGTTCTTTGGAGTCCCAATAAACATAGTGGACCATCAAGCCCTTCTCGAAAAAGTGGTTTAATCCTAATTCTAATTGATCGTAAAACTCCTCCATCTTGGAGTTCATTAACCAACGAAGGAACATGGATATTACATTTGCACGCTCGACATCACCGGATTCTACAGGGGTGGCGACTATATGTGCCGATCTTACCGCATTGGTAGCCATTGCCACACAGCGGTTAATCTGATTATCCACCATGCGGATCTCTTGGTCTGAGCTAGAATCCCAAGGAAATACCTCTCCTGTCTGACTGAGATGCGAATGTTTCTTGAAGTCATCTGACTTCCCTGCCCATAAGCAGTTTCTTACATCGTAATCTCTTTGTCTACGGTCTAACCATTCGCCCAACTCCGACTGAGTCCTGCGGTAAGTTTCCGCAAGATAGTCAACATCAGGCTCTTTACTGACATAAAGTAATTCGTCATCGGCGGCAGACTGCATATGCGTAGCATAATGTAGCGTTTTGTAGTTGACATGGCAAGATTAATACCCACCACCACCTGTGCAGGCTAAACTTGCATGACCGATATGATCGGCTCCGCTAATCATCAGGTACCTGATACAATCTACAAAATCTTTAAAATGCTCCTGTCTTGAACTACCCGTATATTCTAGCATCGAGGATATCAGATTTTCGCACCTGTCAGACACAAAGAGTTTAGGTCTGTTCTTATCCGTCATTGGCTCAGTATCATCCCACGCTAGTGCATCATTGATCTTTGCAATACCCGCCTCCACTTCCACGCCTGGAGCGGGACGCATGACAAAGTCAAGATTCGCCATTGTGTTAATTATATTACTCTCGCCCTCCTTCTCCCTGACGGTGGCGGCTCCCATGCGGGGGTCTACGATTCGCTCGAATATATTCTCTCCGCCCTCCAATGACTCGAAGTGTTCCTTGTATTGCGAGTACCCCCAACCGAGGGGCCTTTGGGCAGGGCCGGGCTTTCCCACGCTCTTACCTACGGCATTAACATGCGGCAATGCCCATTGGCCCATCGATGAATCGGGGAACTCACGATAAACATAGATTGATCCGTCCTGCATCACACCCGCCCATATCGCCACCCACGGTTTACTTCCGCCAGGATCGCATACAAAGTATCGGGTGGCCTGTACCGTAGGGTCGGCGATGAAGGGGATTCGTTCATGGGGGACGACATTGGTGTCGCGGTTGAACTTAGGGAATCTCCCCTCCATCGCCTTGCTAGGGATGCCGTATAGGCGAGCGAGTTTTACCTCTTGTGGTTGTTTGGAGTAGGTGCGGATCAGTTCGCTGTAATCAACAAACGGGGACATCTCGGACCAAAAATAATAAATTCTACAATCAGGCCAATTGGTGGATATCTGCTCTACGGGTAACTCACGCCCCATCA